TTTCGTTATTCTTACGAACTTCGTATTCGTAGTTTGATACTCCAACTGTTGGGTCTAAATCTGCTGTTGGAGTGCTTGGATCTGGAATTCTGAAACTTGCGTCAACAACTTTACCCTTAGGAAGTATCAATCTACCAGAAGAATCTTTTACTTCTTTTGTTTCATAGAAACGAATTTCATTCAGATCTGTTCCATACTTATTCTCAACATATTGGTATAAATCACGATCAGAAAGGGGCCATTGGTCCGTTACATTTGTGATTCCGGCAGTGATTAGAACAACCCAATCATAATCTGCGCTACCAAACAATTCCTCTGCAATAGTATCTGGTCTTGCACCATCAGGGATTTCATACTTATTAAAGATTGTAATTGAATTGTTTAAATCGTCACGAAGTTTAACTCTTCTGAAAAGATTTTTAACTCTCACATAATCACGTGAAGATTTACGAGTCCCCAAAGGAGACTGGTAAAACATATCTGGAAGTTCTCTAAAGTATCCCATCTTAGAAACCTACTCCGTCTTTGAGTGGAATGTTATCATAATCTTCAGCGTAGACTGGGTTGAGTTCTTTGAATGTCAATGACATTTGTATGTGAACTGGTGTTCCATCATGATATGTTGCGTAAGTTCCAGATCCAGTGTAGTTGACTTGAATATCAGTTAAGGCACATGGTTTAAATTGATTCAAGAATGGATGCTTTTGTCTTCCTTTTTTATATTCAAGTTGGAAGATCATGGGAGAACTTACGAATACTCCACTTGCTATAGTTTTTCCTCTGTTTGTTCTTGGTAAAATAGAGGATTTAAATGCCCTGATGATTCTTTTAACCATCATCGCTTCGTCATAACTTCTTGGTGCAAAATCAAAAGTGAATGGGAATGATCTTAAATTTACACCACTAAACAGAAGTTCTAAGTTTGGGTTCAATATTTGACCAGTTGCTCTTGTAACTAAAGCTTCTGGACTTGAACCAACCCCATATGCAGCGATTGCAGCAACAATTGCCTTCTGGGTATTTGCATCAACACCAGCACCAACTTTATCCATCAGTTCTGAAAATCCACCACCAATCGCTTCTACTACACCACTTTGTGCTGCTTCACCAACCATGTTTATTCCAGTTGCTTGCAGTGGGTTTAAAGAATCTTGACCCCAAGTAACTGAGTTACTATCACTGATGTTATTGGGTATTGGTAAAGTTATATAATATTTCGAATTCTTAAGACTAAACACGTTTCCCTTAGGACCGCGTTGAGTAAGTCTATCTGAAATTGTTGGTAATGCTCCAATCAAACCTGATAAATTCTTCTCTGCGTTTCTTACTGAATTTCCCTGAGCTTCTTGTTCTTTTACCTCTCCCAAAGAAATAGCAGAGGTTGGTGCAAATCCTGTTGGTTTAAATTCCGATACTGTTATTGATAAGTAGTCGGTTGAATCATCTATTTTTGCCAGGGGATACCTAAGGATTTTATCTTGTGCACCAGAAGACTTTCCACCAGCACTTGTCTTTTGTTGAGAGGATCTTGTCTCAGCAGAAGACTTCTGTGAAGAAGACAGTAATGAACCCTGTATGTTTAAAGCTTGTGAGAAGTTATTACCAGCCATTATAGCTTTTTTAGATATTTAGCCTGTAATTTGCAAAAGGTATTTGTTGAAGATCTTTTAATTCTGAAGAATAGACTTCATAGAGACCTCCAGGAATTTCATTCCAAGTGTATTGTCTTGATTTTCGCCAGTGATAGTTTATACCACGGAATCCCCATGAGAAAGTTTCAGTCACTGCAACTAGAGGATTTTGATCGTACTTAATGTTTGGTGTCTTGGGGTTGTAAACAAAAATATAATATTTCCCAACCTGAGGTTGCTTTGACCCTTCCTCTAAAGCGGAGATTAGTTCGTACATCAGGTCATCAGGATCTTCATTTCCAACGAGACCATCAGAGATGGCACGAACTCTATTTACATTATCATCAGTATCAGTGTTTTGTGCTTTCCTTTGTTCGGCAAGAGTTTTGCGTGGCATTAGTTAATACCTAATTCTTTTTCCGTAAAGACTCTAAATTCATATCCTCTATCAAGGCACCACTCCTTCGCTGCTTCCCACTTCGCTTGATTTTTGGCATACTCATATGCTTCACGGATATAACCTTGAGTTTGTCTCTTAGGTTTTGGTGGAGGAGTAGTTTGTTTTTTTGGTTTGATCTCAATAATATATTTTTTGATCTTACCAGTTGACTCTTTCACTTTAATATAAAAGTCTGGAAAATATCTATGAGACTTTCTATCAATCGGAGACTTATACCATACATATATTTCTTCACTTCCCCATTCTAAAATATTTTCATTCAGATCACAGTATTTCATAAACTTACGTTCCCATAAGGAACGGTATATAATATTGGTTGGATCTCCTTTGTATTTTTGTGGATATGATGGTTGATATTTTCCTTTGTATGACATCTAAATAACAATAACGAAACCATATTAGGTATTTAGAGTGCCTGCACCAAGACCTAGAAAGATATCAGAGTTCAAGCCTACGTTCTCTAACTTAGCACAAACATCCCACTATCAATTAATCTTTGGTGGTCTATCCTTCCCACTGAGACAGCACTTAGCAATCAGAGGAGTTGACAGTAGATTTATTGGTGAAACCTCTGGATTACTTTGTAGTTCTGCTACTTTACCTGGAAGTTCTCTTGGAACGGCAGATATCACAGGCAACTTTATGGGAGTTGCTGAGAAGATGGCACATACTAGACTCTTTACTCAAATTGACTTAGAGTTTTATGTTGACAAAGACTATAAGACTATAAAGTTCTTGGAGCACTGGACTGAGTTTATTGCCAGTGGATCTGGTGAAAATCAATCATCGAAGGGATATTATTTTAGAATGAGATATCCAGATGAATATAAGTGTAATCAAACAAAAATCATCAAGTTTGATCGTGACTATCGCCAGTCAATTGAATACACTTTCTTTGGTATGTTTCCTATTGCATTCAACTCCACTCCTGTAAGTTATGCTGGTTCGGATGTTTTGAAAGCCTCTGCGTCATTCAATTTTGATAGGTATGTTTCTGGAAGAGTAAATAGTTTTGACTTTGCTAGAGGACTTGAGAATAACAAAGAAAATCCATCAGACAAACCAAATACAAATACTTCAGCAACACAACCATCAAATAGCAAAAACCCATCAGAGGCTACAGTGAATCTTAACGATCCACTACTTGGATTTAAGTTAGCATCGCAGGGAGTTCAGTTTGGTGGAGTCACCTCAGGAGCAGTTATAGGATCTTCAAGACCAATCTAAATAAATTATCTGACAATATTATAGGTTTATTATGCCATTACCAAAGATTGCAACGCCAACTTATGAGTTGGAGATTCCTTCGTCAAAGAAGAAAGTAAAATATAGACCGTTTCTTGTAAAAGAAGAAAAGGTTTTAATTATTGCGATGGAGAGTGAAGATCCAAAGCAAATTGCTAGTGCAGTTAAAACAGTCATCAAGAACTGTATTCTTTCTCGTGGAATTAAAGTAGAAGACCTTTCAACTTTTGACATTGAGTACCTCTTTCTAAACATCAGGGGTAAGTCTGTCGGTGAAGAAGTTGAAGTTCTTGTTACTTGTCCAGATGACGGTGTAACTCAAATTCCTGTTGTTATTGGACTGGATGAAATTAAAGTTCAGGAAAGTGAGAATCACACTAGAGATATTAAATTAGATGAAAATTTAAGTCTTAGAATGAAATACCCATCGATGGAAGAATTTGTCAAGAGCAATTTTGCTTTAGATGGGAATATCAATCTGGATGATACATTTGATTTGATCTCTTCTTGTATTGAGCAAGTTTATAGTGAAGAAGAATCTTGGACGGCATCTGACTGTAGTAAGAAAGAACTTATGGAGTTCATGGAACAACTAAGTTCAAAACAGTTCAAGGAAATTGAAAACTTCTTCGAAACAATGCCAAAACTTTCCCATACTTTTAAAGTTAAGAATCCAAACACTGGTGTTGAAAGTGAAGTAGTCCTGGAGGGATTATCCGCTTTTTTCGTGTAGGTATGGCTCATGCTGATCTTGAGTCATACTATAAAGTAAATTTTGCCTTGATGCAGCATCATAAATATAGCTTGACAGAGCTAGAAAATATGATTCCTTGGGAAAGAGAAATTTACCTTACTCTTCTTAAGCAATACATTGAAGAAGAAACTTTAAAGGAAAGAGCACGAGATGGCGGAAGTCTCTGATATTCAATTAAATAATATCAGTAATAGGTTAGAAAAGATTTCTGCCCGAATGAGTTCGTTTGGCAGCTCATTGACGACTATATCTACACAATTATCTGAAGCATCCTCCTTAGAGAGGATGAAAGAACAGCAGCAGCAGGCAAGAGAAAGACAACTAGCAGAGCAGCAACTTAGGGAAGGAAAAGAAAGCGTCTTCGAAAGGAAGATGCAAAGTGCTCTTGTTTCACCATTACAAAAAGTTGCTGGTCCTGCACAAGGAATCTTTAGTAGACTGCAGCAACTTTTTACAGGAATGTTCCTTGCCTGGTTAACAAACCAAGGTATTGAAACATTACGAGCATTAAAGGATGGAAATAAACAAAAACTTGAAGAGATAAAGGATAATGTACTAGGATCTCTGAGGAAGATTGTACTTATCTTTGCTCTCGCAAGATATGGTATCGTCGGCATTATCCGCACAATTGGTAGAATTAGCGGATTCGTTCTGAATGGTGTTTATCAGGGACTAATTGCTAAACCATTCAATGCTCTCATGAATGCGATTAAAGGTGCAATAGGCAGAGCGGCAAAT